TGGAACACTCTCTTCGCCAATGACTTCGCACTGAACCTGGGTCGCCCGAACACCAGGGGCCTCGACGGAACCCAATACCTCCGAGCCTAGCGCGGTGACTCGAAGCGAGGGGACAGTCGGCTCACCGAGGACTTCACACTGGACTTGAGTCGCGTGAAGGCCGTCGTTACCGCCGTTGCCCAACACCTCCGAATCGAGCCGGGTGACCCGAATCGTTGGAACGACCTGTTCGCCGAGGATTTCACACTGAACCTGGGTCGCCTGGACGCCATCGGTAGTGCCGCGCCCCAACACCTCGGCACGAAACGTCGTGACTACGCCCGCCGGAAGGACGTACTCACCAAGTACCTCGCACTGGACCCGCGTTACGTGAGCACGGTTGGTCGCGCCACGCCCCAAAACCTCGGCGGCTGCGCGAGTGGCGTGCAGCCGTTCCGTCGCACCACGACCGAGGATTTCCAGCGCGGCACGGGTTGCGCGGAGGGTCATACATGCTCAATGCCTATCTGCATGGCCGCAATCTCGGCCGGCGTCCACAATGCGCCGGTTGCCGGATTGTATTGAGCCACGACCGGAAAGACCTTGTATCCCGTGCTTGTCACCGTGAAACTGCCGCCGGGCGTTTCAGAAGCGCCTGACTTGGCGAGCGGACGTAGACCTTGTAGCGTTGTGTCGGTCACCCGTGCATCCGCATTGAGTTGCACGCCCTTGATGTTGGCGTTGATGCGCGTGCAACTGGTCACCCCGTACAGGTCCTTGTTTCCCACGGTCGTCGAATACACGTAGTCCGTGTCGTCGTTCGACGGATTCTCGTCCACGCACGCGGCATTGTTGGTTCCGGTGCTCGGCGACCAGTTGCTCTGGGCGTTGGAGTTGGGAAACACGGCTTCGACGATCTGGCTGCCAAGAAACGTGTTGTTGTCGGTTCCCGTCGTGTCGAGCACATACACGTCGTCGAAGGTGACGTAAATCGAGGCCGTGCTGCCGTACCAACCCCGGAACTGCACGCGATCAATCAAGCCACTGCCGCTATTGCGCGTGTCAATCCCCGATGCCGAGGCAACCGTTGTCCCATTGACACGGACCTCATAGGCACCATCCGAGTCGCCGATGGTCACCTTGACTTCGACATAGTACCACTGACCGGCGGCTATCGTGTTCGGTGGGCTTTCGCCAGGCAAAGTCGTCCCGGCGCGGTTCAGTCGGATAACGCCAGAACTGACAATCTGGAGACCAACATGGTACACCGATTCGCCTTCGTAGAACCGCAGGATGTCATACGCATACGTAATGGTGTCAACTTTGAGCGCGAAACCAACGATGACCGTCGCGGTCGGCGTGAAGGCCGGAGTCGAGAAGCACAGCACAGGCGATGTCACGCGAAGGGAACCGGCAGCGCCGAAGAAACGCCCGGCAGCCAGGACGGCACCGGCGGCTGAAAGGTCCAGCGGGGCTGCGTACTTCCTCACCAACAGCGCGGTGATGTTGGCCCCAACACTGCCCAGCGTCTCAAACCCTTCGATCCAACGTAGAGCCATAGCTACCGTCCGTCAGGTCTGGTTCCCCTGAATGTTAGCGCTCCGGCCGCGCACGCGCCGCGCCGTGGTGTCTCGCAGATCGGTGTTGCGACTGGCGGCCTTCTCCTCCGCCCCAGCGTGGGGATTGGCCGAAAGGTCCGGGACGCCCCGCGCGGCCGGGTCGCCGCCATTGTCGTCACTTCCCATCCCTTGCGCTTCGGCAATCCGTTTCACCCGCTCAAGGTGGTCTTGACGGGCCGCCAGGTACTCGTCGTCGTCAAAGCCCAGGGCCATCGAACCTGTTTTCTCGCCGACCAGTCCGGCTTGCACGGCCTGAATGACCGTCTGCGGGTCGCTGTTGGTGTAGTGGGCGCTGTCGATCTCCTGGTTGATCGCCTCCAGATCGTCCACGCTGACCTTGCCGCCCAGAAGGGCCTGAACGATCCCCTTCGACAACTCACGCTTCACTTTGCGGCCGGGGACCGAGTTCATCAGCCTCGTCAAGTCTTGCGCTTCCTTGATCCGGTCGGCGTCGGTCTTGAGCGAGTAGCGATCGGGGTACTTGATCGTGGCGACTTCGCGCTTCGTGACAGCCCGCTCTTCGTAGGCAGCCCAATGTTCGCAAAGCTGGCGCTCGGCGCTTTCCAGCAGCAGGCCAATGTAGCTCAGGCCCGCTTCGAGGCCCTGGTTGTCCATCGCCTTCGATTCGGCCGAGGCCCGCACCGCCAGTGCCGAGACGGCCAGGTTGACCAGTTCGCGGATGTCCCGCTTGAGCCGGTCCTGCAATTCGAGGCTCGCCCGCAAGGGTTCGGCCGAGGGATTGATGAAGCCCGGCGGATTCATCCCTTTGTCGTAGGCCCGGCCGTGGGTCGCGCCGACCTTGATGTCGGTCTCGGCCGCGCCCTGGCCGCCCGTGGTGGCCGTGCCGTCTGCCGTGGCGGCGTGCTTCAAGTGGGCACCGACCGCCCGCAAGTCCTTCTGCTCGACGTAGAACGGGAAGTTGCTGCGCAGCGCATAGCTCACGTCGCTCGAACCCAAGTTCAGCAGCGCAATCTGGTGCTGGCACACGTCCTTAATCAGGCTGCTGCCGATGTCGAGCATCACGAACGGAATGCGCGTCAACTCCAACTCGATGGCCCCGCCCGGCTCGCCGTGCTGATCCGTCGCCTCGCCAGCCAGGTTGTAGAATTGCAGGTTGACCCTGCCCGTGGCCGGGTTGATCCATAGATACCGGTATCGCTGCACCTGGACCGTGGGGAGGAAGTACGCCTGGTCGTACTGCATTACCGTGTCCCGCAGCAGGATCGCATCGAACTCGGATGGGGCTTCAGGCTTCGAGCAGGTCCACGAAAGGATGTCCTCGATGTCGTACTTGTAGAGGTAGGGCGTGACGTTGCCGGTGTCCGCCAGGGTCGCCGCTTGCGGGACCGGCGGAGCATCGACGAAGACGCCTACCCGGCCCATCACCAGCAGTTCGGTCAAGACCTTCACCCCAATGAAGGCGTTCATGGTTGAGCCGCGCCGGTCCACGCCCAGGTTCATCCCGTTGACCGCGTGCTGGTAGGCTTTGCTGCCACCCTTGCGGGTGATGTCCCGCATCCGCTGGTAGATCGCGTTGCGGATGTCGTTGATCGCCGTACCCGCGAACTTCGGGATCGGCGTCATGGCCTTGCGGGCGTTGAACTCCAACTGGTCTTCCCGCGCGGAGAACTTCGCCAGGTACGCCTCGCGGAACTCGTCACCGCCGTTGTAGGACAGACGCCACTTGGCCCAGTCCGTCATGCCGGACAAGTAGCCGGGATGGCGGCTGTCTACCAAGTTGAGCGTTTGGCTGTCTGGCATGACTGCTCTCGCTACGTTACCTTCCCGATGTCTTCGCTGCCGCTTGTGACGGGGGCCAGCGCCAGGCCGATGTCCGCGTACACGAGACTGTGGGCATAGTGGTCCGGCCCCGTGTTCACGTAGGTCGCCACCATGTTGCCGGTGTTGTCCTTCTCGTAGGTCCGAACCAGGTTCTTTAGGTGCTCGCGATACTCCAAGCTAATGTCGCGCGGCAGGAGGATACGGGGCGGGTTCGTCTTGAGCCGACCGAGCGTGCAACTGAGCCAGCTCGTGCGGTCCACCGTGGCGAACGGCGCACCCGTCTCCTCTTCACTGATGGCGATCTCCTTGGCCGTCTGGCCTCGCCGGTAGCGCGTCAGCCAAACGTAGCCGTGGAACTTCTTGGCAAAGCGCCGGGCGTCGTTGACGTTCGGATCGGCGTCCACCACGCACGCCAACACCTGCCACTCCCGCATCAGTTCGCCGAGGTAGCCCCAGTCGTCCTCCGCAAACTTGCCGAACCAGAGCAGCTTGCCGATGGCGGCGGCGTTGATGTCGCTCCCTGGATGCCGGTCGAAAAGCCATTCAAGGACCGAGATATACCCGGTCTTGCCCTGGTCAACTCCCATTGTCACAAGGCGGTCGCCACCAATCTGTGGGCGGGTGTCGTTGATCGTGTGCCCCTTGAGGCACGCCTCGATCATCTCATCCGTGATCTGGGCACCCTCGCCGATAAATGGCGTCCCCAGCTTGCTGTTGTGGAACTCGGTATTGGCCGCCTCGTCGCCCAGCCCGCGGTGGTAGGCTATCACCAGTTCGCCGGGCGTCACCGTGGACGAGTAAAGCTGGTTGATGTAAAAGCCTCGCGACTCCTCAGGCGAGACGTTTGGCTCGGTCGCCTGCCACTTTCCACAGGACAGAAAGTCGGGCTTCGCTTTGTGCTCCAGCTTGTGTTTGCACTGCTTGCATTTCAGAAACGATTCCTTGCATCGCGGGTCGTTCACCGACTCGCCGATGATCTCCACGCAGTCCGGCCAGACAAGCTCCGTCCATCGGCTGCAATGCGGGCACGAAAAGCAAAAGTGTTCCTGGGTGCTGGTCAGGTAGAGCTTGTGGATGCCGTACTTCGGTACGGTCGGTGTCGAGACCGCCAAAATGTGCTTCTCGATCTGGCCCGACAGCCGCTCCAGGGCCAGCCACACCGCATGGATGTCCATTTCGTCCATCTCGTCCAAGACCAGCTCGGACACCGGGATGGACTTCAGGTTGCTGTCGCCGCGGCTGCCGCGGATGTACAGGACGTTCGTGCCCG